GAAGAAGTCACGATGCCCCTTGACACGGGAGCATTTGTCGGACTCATATCAGGGGAATTACAAAGAGGTGGCCTGTCAAACGTCAGCTACGGCGAACTGCCCTTTGCGATCTCGGGGTTTGCCGCGAAGATATTGCAGGAAGGCTCTGCCCACCAGATAGAGCCAAGAACAAAAGGCATGACCGCCTGTTACAAGCAGATCTCAGAGATTGTCTCGATGCAGTACGAGACTGGCGGTTTCTCTGCACTCGACGTAAGAGGCCGACATAACGATATTGCAAGCTATTTCAACGAGGAGATTAAACCGGCAGACCTCGAAGGAGCCGGGGCTATCGACATTAACTTCGGTGTGCGTATGCCACAGGACGAACCGCAGCTTGTAACGATGGCACAGATGATGAGGGAAGGCGCGAAGCCACTTGCACCGGATGAATGGATTTGGGAGAATGTCTTACAGATCAATGACGTTGACCAGTTCCGAAACGCGATTTCCGCACAGCAGGCACAGGTAACTGAGCCGAAGGCGTTGCTGCTTACGCTTATCGAAGGACTCATGCATTCAGGGGAGCAGGACAAGGCACTGATCTATATAGACCTCCTCCGAAAGACCATGAAACAGGATCAGCAGGAAGAGACAGCGCAGGACTTACAGTTCCAGCAGTTACTGATGGCAGCAGGTATGCAGGCACAACAGACAGACCAGCAAATGCAACCTCCGGTTCCACCACAGGGACCACCGGGAGGGCCGCCTAATGTTCCCGGTGGAGTAATGTCATCGCAGATGCAGGGATTCCAGAGGGCTGGAGATCCCAGGCAGGCACCACCCGGAACACCCGGAGGACCGGGACCCAGAACTAATCTGGGAGGAAGAATGTAGATATGGCTTTATACAGGGTTGAAATAACTGCGGGAGACGGCGAACGGGAAACAGTAACTGTTGAAGCCGATAATATTAGGGATGCAAGAGCAAAGGCACGAGCAGGAGCAGAAACCGGCTCTACCGTAGGACTTCCAGTTCTTGAGGCTGCACCTACACGCGCTGCCAGGCCTACCGTAGGGGCAGGTGATGTCGGTGAAGAAGAAGGCGGAGCGGGGCGCGCATTTAGTTATGTTCCACCGACACCGACGACTGTTGGTCCGGTAGAGTCATATATAGATCCTACGGAATGGGGCGATGCTATCCCAAGCATTACGGCTCCTCCGAGGACAACGACGTTCCGAGACTTTACTCAATCAATCAATCCTGATTTAGTCGATCCCGGGTCAAGTACTTTTGTCCCACCAGTTGTCACAGCACCACCAGTCGTTACAGCACCACCACTACCACCACAATCTATGTGGTCAACAGATCAATGGGGCAATTATGTCCCACGACCACCTATTGCAACAGGTCCAACTATAGGTCCGATAGGCGGAGGCTTTGGTTCAACAGACGAGGCGGGTGGGTTTGGAGCAGTACCAACTGCTCCAGCACCCCCGATTACTTCAGTTGCCCCGCCATCGACAGTTTGGGGTGCAACAGACCAAGCAGGCGGAATGGGAGGCCCTCTAGCATTTGTACCACCGGCAGCAGCGGCACCAGCAGTAAGCGGTAATGTAGGCCCGGTCGTAGGCGCAGTTAACGGCGCAGGTGGCGGACTAAATCTTTTCCCACCAGTTCTCGATATTGAACGAGAAGTTATGGAAGCAAACGGTGGAGGAGGCGCAGGTGGAAACGGCGAGGTAGTAATAGATCCTGCAACAGGAATTCCTATTCTCACAAGTCGGGAAATGATAGATGATAAAGTTCTTAGAAGAGCAGGAATGCGACGCGCTCTTCAGAACGTATTCGGACAGCAACTTGGAAGTGGCGTAGGACCTCTTGCAGGTTATTTGGAACGACAGGCGTGGCCTTTATCTGATGCGATGACGGCTGGAGCCTATGCAGATATGGCAAGGGCGTTTGCTCGGGACAGGGATCTTGCAACATTGGGTGGAACCGCAGCAGGTCCACAGCAATTTGATTACGGTGTTGTATCCAGTCCTAGTCCTACAGTAGATCAGCTTGCACAGCAATTTGTTGATGAAACACCTGAAGACTATGCACTTAGACAAATGGAAGAAAGTTTTGGTACGGATGCCGAAAGTGGAGCAGCCGCTGCTGCTTCAGATGCAGCTTTAGGAGGGCTACCCGCCGGTTACTCGTTCGAGAACTTCCTTAGAACAACTCGGGATCAACCTACCGGACTTGGCGGTGCTTACGGACAGGCATTACAGGATGTCTCGTATCTTAGAGGTCTTGGGCGTGATGCACTTCCTCCAGTCGTGCAAGCTGCCTTTGATCCGGGCAGTGCAGATGCGACTGCGGATGTTGCAGGGCTTCTTGGCGCAGCACAGAGAGGCAGGTACTCAGGACTTGTAAGTTCAAGGTTCCGTCAGCCAACTCAACAAGACCTCTTTGCTGATTACTTCCTGTCGAAGCAGGATGCAGCAAAAGCAGGACAAACACCGCAAAACTTCCTTAACTTTGCAGCATCAAGGTTCGGACTCTAATGGCGATAAACCCTACTTTCGCAGGATTCCTTGAAGACGAACCTCGTGCTGCTTTCTTTGGGACGCTAGGGCAAAAAGGCATGATGGATACGTCTGCACGTAAAAGGCAGGCACAGGACATTTATTCAGGGGCAATGTCAGAGTTCTACGGGAAGCTTGGCGAGCAGATACTCGGTGGTGGGCAACCAACGATGAAGTTCACAGACTTTCTTCAGGACTTCCCGTTTACCGAACGATTCGCACAGCTAGGAAGGCAGTACAGCCAGCAAAGTAGATTCAGTCCTAAAACCCGGTTCCTGTATTACTAATGGCGATGCAGTCATTTGCTGACTTTGTAGGGAGAGGACAGCAAAACCTTTACCAGGGATCTGCTCCAACAGCTACGGTCTTACCCGAGCAGGAGATCCAGAGGCTTTTAGCCGAGTTGCGAAGAGGCGGAGCGCGCGCCCAGAACGCAATGCGGATACTCCAGTCCAGCCCTTCAGGAATGCAGGCACTTCAGGCTGTCTCAGCCCCGGCACCCGCCCCAGTACCTGCAAGACCTCAAACAGCACAGCCGGTTGTCACCCCAACTCCAAGTGACTGGGATGTTGCAATGGGAAAGATTACAGAGTCTCAGCGTTCTCAAACGTCGCCAGATATTATGGCTGAATGGCAGCAAAGTGGTGCTGAACGTGAGCAATATGGCGGCATACCTGAAGGGGATGATTATCAGAATTTTATTAACCATGAACTACTCGAAAAGTCATTGGTTGAGAGAGGGATGTCCCCCGAGGATGCACATACTCGTGCAACGGAACAGTTTGGTGAAGGTATTGATATACAAGCACTAGCCCGTGCTGACGAACTAAAAGAACTTTTTGGTGCTGATTTTGATGTAGATAGATTCTCTCGTGACCACCTGTTTAGACAGCAAATGATTGACACGCTACCCCCGGCACCCGCCCCGGCTCCAGCACCGGTAGCACCTGCCCCGGCACCTGCAAGACCTCAACCTCAAACAGCGCAGCCCACACAGTCTGTAGATGTCCAGCGACCAGACCCAACATCTCTTTCGGGGGCTTTCTTTAATTACAATCCTCTAGGGCAGGCTATACGTGGAATAGGGCGCGCTCATGCACCTGCGGGAGAGCAAGCTTTAGACGCACTTTCCGGGCTGGAAAGATTTGCACAAGCGGAGATACTTGACTTAGGTTATATTCCTCCTCATCTCAGAGATTATGTAAGAGAGAACGTCAAACCTTTAGGAGTAGATCTCCAAGAGTATGAAGCTGCAAAAGAAGCCCAGAGAGAAATAGATAGGGCAGATAGATCTCTTGGACGATTTAATCCTTTTACCAGTGCAGGAACAAGGGCTTTAAGTGATCCTAAATGGCGAGAGGAAGCGACTCAACTTCCTGTGCATCTTCCTTTTATAGCCGAAGGAAGAAGCCCTGCCTTTCATCTCAGTGCATTAGATGTTGCAGGTGCAGTCGCAGATCCTACGAACATAATTGGAGTTGGGCCTGGAACTAAAATTGCTAAAGAACTTCGACAGTTTGTTCCTTACTTGGGAACCTTAGAGAAGCCAGCTAGAAGAACTGCCGGTCAAGTATTGCAGGAAGGCGGTCAGAGTCTTGTAGAAGAGTTTGCACCTGTTACCCGTAAAGTAGAAGAAGCCGCAAGGGCAACAGGGCGCGAGGCTCTAAGGCAAGCTGAACGTATGCCCGGCGGTATACCCGGCGTACCAAGATTTGCGGACGAGCCTATTATTCCTCCTCGCCAAAGACCTCGGCTAGAAGAGATCCGAACTAAAGTTCCAGAAAGACAAGCTGGACGTTCACCTGGAGACAAGATCATTAATGATGCAGGCGAAACAGTATATCCAGCTTCACCCGGAGATAATGTTCTTTTTAAAAATGACAAAACCGGAGAGATACTTAGTTATGAAGAGGCATTAATTCGTCAAGCAAAAGAATCGCCTTCTGGACCAGATCTACAAAAAGTTGCATCAATAGTGGGGATAGTGGGCGGGGACGCTAAAGGTACTTTCATAAGACCAGAGCGCGCAGTAAATTGGCTAAGAACAAACGGGTGGAGTGAAGCTTCTGGGAAGATGTACTACGAGGTACAGCCTCCCATTACTCCAAAGACAAAGGTAACCCCAGCTACTACTGCGCTCCAACCCGATGCACTCGGATCTGGATTCGAGTTACCTAGCCAATTTGCAAGGGCAAGAGTTAGTCCTTGGTATGGAGGCGAACAATCTAATATCTTGTTTGAATCTGACTTTGATCGTGCGCTTTATTTTGCAACAGCAAAAGGACCGCCTAAAGATGAAGCCGCAAGGATAAATAGAGAGACTATTAAAGGTTTAGTACGCGAAGAACTTGAAGCAGTAGGTCTTGACCCCAACAAAATGGATGAAATTGCTGCCCCCATGAGACAGGCAGTTCAAGATGCTGCACAGGCAACTAACAAGTACGATGTAGAATTCGAGATTTTTAATTACGCAGATGAAGCTGCGTTAGGTCGCCCGCGAACCACTTTAGATCTGTCGCCTGAAGCATATCTAAAAGACCCAGATATTTTAACTGATGCTGCACCAACCGCTGCTGCTAGGGGGGCTGGGGGAGTGGACGATGTACCTGCTCATTTGCAGACTAGAGAGCAGTTCCGTGTTCCTAAAGGGCGTGAAGCAGAAACAGAAGCGTTCATTCGTGATCGGGTTGGAATAGAAAAGCCTCGCCTACTTGAGAGACTTAAACTGTCACTGAAAAGCACAACACGAAGGCAGCAGCAAGACTTACTTGATTGGTATATCGAGAAGTACCCTGAATTGCGTGGGGTTACTATCGGGGGGTTAGAGGAAACTGCCGAGAGTGGACAACTGAGGAACACTGGCGTTGCTCGTATAGCCTTCGATAACGGGATTTTCAACGCTGCTGAATCGCAAATTCATCTGACCCCAGATGCAGGACTTGTTGTTACCCGTCACGAGATAGAACATTTACTAGATGCTATTCATACTGGAGCGAGAGAAAAAGGTTTCGGTCGATTCGATCACGGCAAGTTCAACGCCTCAGATTATCTCCACCGTCAGAAAGTAGAAGACGCAATACGGTCAGGGCAAGATGTTCCCGACGAAGTATTACGTGACTATCCAGACTTAGCACCAACCACTGCTGCTAGGGAAGTGGCTAAAGAGGTAACGCCGGTTACGCGAAGATATCGTCCGGGGATAGATCCTGTACAGATTGCTGAAACAGCTAAAGAAGATGCAGCAAGAAAGATCGTTCCCAGTCCTGATGCGGGAGGGGGAGGAAGTATAGATGAACTTACGGCCGCTCTTGCAGGCTTACCTGAAGAAGATGCAGCTAAAGCATTAGACAATACATATGACAGTACAAAGTTAGATATAGAACAGCTTGGACTTGGGAAAGAATCCCGCATATTCGGGCTGGAGGGAACTGTTGATTTAAAGTTGAGTCGTATAGAAAGACTTGCTTCAGCTTTTGCGGGACTTGTAGGGGCAAAGGGTCTTGTGCATGTTGACGTTGTGGATGCATTGTGGAAACTTCGCACAAGAGTTATAAATGACGCAGAGAAACTTGCCGCTTCTCAGACTCTAAGGATTGCACCAGACATAAAACGTGCCTTTAAGCCCGATAAGAACGGCCAGATCCAAAGCCTGATAAACATTGATGCATCCCTGCCAAGCGTAGCACCCACAATTCAGGATGTTGCCGCACGGTTCCCCAAGTTTCTTCCGCATCTGAATAAAGAACAGATCCAAGCCCTTGAAGAACTTAGAGAAATAACTGCTCCATATAAGAAAGTTTTAGAGGAGTCCGGTGTAGAACTTGGACTCCGTCCAGACATTATCGATGGCGGTTTTTATGTTCCTCGCGGAAACATACTGTTAGACGATCTTGACTCAGGAACCATTATTGTTAAAAAGCTGGGTGTCCCACAATCTCAAGTAAAAGCTATTGAGTATCCTTCGATGGCAGAAGCAATTCTTAACGGCGCAGAATATTTTACGTTTCCAAAAGCGATTGATGCCCTTGTAACAAGAACCGGTCAAACCGTTGGAGACAATTTCTTTGCAGCAGCTATGAGGGCGATGAGGAATGAAGACGGAATAAGACTGGGGCGTACTGCAAAAGAACTGGTAATTGAAGAAAGCCCAGAAGTCTTTAAACAAATGGAGGAATTGAGAAAATCTTCTACACGATTGAAAAATCTTATTAAGCAGAAAAACCAAAAAGCCCTTAAAGAAATGGATCATTTTATTGAAGATCCGGGCATAGATGATATAGACCAACTTATAACGCTTTTCAGTAAAAAAAGAACTGTTCTTCGTGGGACGCTAAAAGGTGCAAAACTTAATCAGGCTGAAGAAGCCCTTGAGATACTCCTTGCAGAACTTAAAGCCTTCAAGCCTGTATATGCAAATGAAATGGAAACTATTGCAAAGCGGTTTGGTCGAAAGGAAATTGGTGGCAAAGAACAGTTTCCGCGACTTCATGGTGTTTCGTTTGCAGACATCTATGCTAATCGTGCGAATGATTTAATTACTAAAGAAATAGCAGTAAAAGCTAAAGATGAAGCCCAATATTTTAAAGAAGCACTTCATGGAACAAACGGTATTATGCGGGCATCAACAGCAACTCTTGATAACTCTGCAATGGGTATCCAGTTGCTTATTACTGGTTATGATTCTCCAAAGGTATGGCATAAAGCCTCAGTTAAATCTCTGAAGGCTTGGGGTGGTGAAGGTGTCTATGCTTCATGGGCAAGAGAATTTAATGATGCTGCAAAAGCCAGAGGGACTTTTACTACAGACGAGTGGGCTGGAAGATTTGGCGTACAGCAGTCTAGTAAACCAATAGATGTATCTTCCGACATACTTGAAGAGGGTCTTCGCATCCCTGGTGTTCGTAGACCCGTAGGTGCGACTTTTAGAGGGGCAGCACGGGCTTTTTCTGTAGCAGGGGATGTTGCTCGAATAGAACGGGCGCAAGAACTTTTACTTGAAGAACTTGCAAAAGGACGAACGATAGACGAGTTGATTCAGGCAGGAGATCTTCGTCGTATAGCGAATCATGTAAACGCCTCTTCGGGATTTATTAATGGAAGATTTACTTTAGGTAATTGGATTTTCTATTCCACCAAGTTTTTATTTGCAAGGATGCTTACGGTTGCCCGTGCAATGAAAGGGATGGATCTTGACGCTCCTCTGGACATGGTTCCGATAGTAGGCAACAAGCTGCGAGGCAGGGTTCCAAAAATAAATAAGTTTGCAACTATGCAGGACAGGTACGCCCGTCGCGCTATTCTTCGGCTACTTGGATGGGGAACAATCTTGACTGTGTTGGCTAATGAGTCTAGAGGAGAAGAAACAGACTTCAGGCTTTATATAAAAAACCGTGAAGGAAAACTTTATGTAAATCCGAACTTTGTAAAGATACGAAACCTAGGCGGTCGTGACAGGTCAATCTTTGGTCCATTCCACGGGTTGCTAAATCTGGTTGCATCTGCTGCTATCACTCCCAAAACGGGAGAAATAGCAAATCTTGCAAAGCGAGCAATAAATGCTCCTCTCGCAAGTATTGCGTTAGATTTTGCCCGGAACAAAAAATTTGACGGGACACCAATTATGAATCGGAATGCGCCATTTCTGCATCAAGCGGGGCAATTTATGGCACATGCCGCTACTAATCTAAGGCCTTTTGCGTTAGATGAATCAATGGAATATATCGGTCCGGGGTTCAACGATTTTAAGGAAGGCGATATCGTATCGGGTGGGATATCTATGCTCGACATGCTTGGAGAAAGTTACGGTGCTTACTCGACTCCCTTGAGCAATTCGGAACTCAGAGACTTGCTCGACATGGAAGAGGATATGGACCCTCAACTGCGCCATGAAATTTATATGACTCTTGACTCTCGCCAGTCTGGGTACGAGAAATTTATTGTTGGGGAAGACTTTGCACCGAGATACAAAAAGTTCAAGAACGATGTTTACAAGAAGTTTGGTAAACCTTTTGGAGATTTAGATAGCCTTGCAAAATCTCAACTGGAAAAGGACCCGGTGCTTGGTATTGAATATGCACAGCTTGATGCAATAAGAAGTCGCGCCACAATAAACACAGAGGGTTTTGAAGATAAAGGCGCAATGTCTAGGGCCGAGCGTAGGCAAATTAACGCAGAAGCTGACAGTCAAAAACGGGCTGTTTTACAAAACGATATTTTTGCTGTCATAGATAAACTAGGAAATCCTAATAAATATCCAGGTGGAAAATATAACGTAAATGAGCAAGGCGTTCTTGTAGGGTCTGACGAAGGATTAGAAATAGATAATTTACTTTGGAATTTTAGGAATATAGTAAGTGATATAAATAATAGGGCAGAAGGACGTAAATACCAGTTACAACGTGGGTTAAATTTTGATCTTTATGTGCCTGATCCTAAATCTGAGTTCGACAAGATTTTGAACGAATACTACAGAATTTATGATAAACACAAAGAATATATTGGGGTAGAAGATTACCGTACGGAAAGCCAGCCTTGGATATCAGTTCCGCGTGAAGGCAGTATGAACTGGGATGCTATAAATCAAGAACGAAAAGGTTTTGCTAACTCTCTTTCTGATTCTCAACGAAAGCAGTTGGCACAATACATATATAACTATGACGATGCATTAGTCCGGGAAATCAAAAACCTAGTAGATAAAAAAGATTCCAAAGGGAAGTCTTTAAATGAAGCCCAGTTATTTGTAGCAATAAATACATTAAGGAATCAATACTTACGCTAATTGCCAGTTTGCAAGGCAATGCTTTATTATTTGTAAAACCCCAAAAGTGGGATATGCCATCTAGCGGTGTCATGTTCTGGAGACAACTATGGTTACTGAGCGAAATGATGTAGGAACGGAATCCACGGTAGAGGTTGCCGAAACCCCGCCGAGTCCTGAAGAAACTCCGGTAGAAGCAGTTGCTGAACCAGAGGTCGAGCAGGATTTGTCGGAACCGGCAGACACACCTATCGGGGTTGCACCTCAGATTGAATCTCAGACCGAACCTCAAAGCACGGAAGGAACTACACCACAATCAGGCGAGGAGTTTCGCAAGTACCAGTCTGCTACCGATAAACGGATGGCAGAGATGGAAACTCAGCTTCAACAGTCAGAGCAGGCGCGGGCTTTAGCCGAGCAGCAAACCAACATCAATACCTTAGAGGCAGAGGTGGCTGCATACGGCCAGGAAATAACCCAGAACCTTATTAATCAGGGTATAGACGATGCGACTGCACAGCAGATGGGTAACCATCAGGCCGATCTGGCAAAGAAAGCTTATATTGCGAACGCCCAGGCGGAGCAGGTAACAGCGCGACAACAGCAGGTTGAGCAGGAGTTGAACTCTCGCACACAGCTTGCCAAGGCATATGAACTCTCGTCACAGTACGGGATTCCATACGCAGAGTTGCAGGACTTTCCCGACCCGCAGTCTATGGAGCGACACGCGAAGGCGTTGTCCAGGATTTCCAAGCTGGAAAAAACAGTTCAGCAGGTTACCCCGGGGCAGCAAATGAACGGAGCCACTCCAGCCGCTGATGTAGCACCTACCAATGCCGAGGACGTTTTGGATAGATATAACGCAGGTGATACTGCGATAAGTACAGAAATGGCTCGCGCTGCTTCTCAGAAGCTAGGGCTTACCATTTTCGGCTGAGGTATAAATAATGGCAGTACAAACTTCCGGTACTGGCAATCTGCAAAACATGAGTCGAATCATGCTTGCATCAGCCAGGTATACCGAAGAACATAATGCCCCGATGGTTGGACTTATTGAAAAGTTCAATCTTGGCAAGGGCGAGTACCAACTGACAATCCCCAAGGTCGCACAGATGACCGCTGAGGACTTGGCAGAAGGTCAAGACATGATCGATAGCGAAGACATTGATGTATCAACTGTCACCGCTACTACCGCTGAAGTTGGCCTGAAGGTAATTATTACCGACACCCTTCTCCAGCAAAACAATGAAGATGTCTTCAAGATCATTGGTCGCCAGATGGGTGACGCAATGGCTCGCAAGAAAGACAACGACATCATTGCCCTGTTCCCATCACTTAATGGTGGAACAGTTCTTGGTGCAGACGGTGCAAACTTTACTCTTGCTAATACGTCAGCAGTTATTGCTAACGCAAAGGCAGATCAGTTTGGTAGCGATATTTTTGTCGTTCATCACCCTAACGCAGTCTGGAAGCTGGCAACTGACGTAGGTAACACTCTCGCTACCTACCCACTCCCTGATGCCTTCAACAAACCCGCAGTAAAAGATTACTGGTCGGGTATAAAGGTTGCAGGGGTTCCCTTCTTTGAAGACGGGAACATAGCAAAGATTGGTAGCGTTGATTCCGGTTACGGGGTTATTGCTGACAAGACTGCTATGGGTCATCTTGCTGCAAGAGCAAGGCGAGAAGAGCGGGAGCGGGACATTTCCCTGCGAGCGCATGAGATAGTTGTCACTGAAGACTACGCAGTCTTTGAAGTTGATGATACCCGTGGTGCTGCACTTCAATACGAAATCGGCAACCCGGCAACCAGTTAGTTTTTATTAGGAGGCTCTTGTGGTTAAATCTGGCTTACAAGGTATGACTGTCAATGGGGTTAAAAAAAGATCTTACTGGCATTTCAACAAAAGTATGGGGAAGTGGGTCGAATGTCCTAACCTTCCTGTATCGTTTGAAGACGTATACTTAGAGCGAGGCTTCCGCAAGAGTCCTCCTGAAAAAAGGATTGAGCAGCAACCCGCCAAGGTTTCTGCAACGTCTGAAAAGGTGTAACGATAGACCGAGCCTTTTAACATCGGACTATCGCAGGGCTTAGAACCTGCTCAAAACTTATCCCAAGGAGGGATATTAAAATGGCATTTCCACTAACCGTGCATTTAGGGTACGGACAGGAAAAAATCGAGACTTCTTCTCAGAAGCAGAAACTCGGCACAAGGGCGGTAACGCCTGATGGAAGAGTTTTCTATTACGCAGAAAATAGCGGTTCAGCTATTACTACTTCTGGTCAGATAGTAGATGGCATTGCTGCTGTTGCAGCGCATGACATGGACGTAGCTGCTACTGCTACATCAGCAAACGCACTTTCGTTTACGTCTGGTACTTCTCTAACTGT